CTGTTGGTGATATTGAGCACAAGACATATCGGGGCCGCATCGTCGCGCCGGGGTTCTCCTCCCGAAATATTAGAATCGTGATCCGCGCTGATCGAAAAACTGGCGGGCTCAAGGGCATGGTCGGTGTTTCTGCCGAGGCGTTTTACGCGCTGCAGTTCGTAGAGCTCGGCGTGCCCGCGTATGGTGTGGCCGCGCAGCCCTGGCTAGAGCCCGCGTTCAGATCCTCGCAGGCTGCTATAATTTCTGAGATGCGCAGGGCGCTGCGAGAGGTCCACGAGAAAATTGCGAGGGCTGATGTATGAGCGGTGCGGCGCTGTTCTCAATCCTGACGGGTAATGCGCCAGTGTCTGCTATCCTGGGCAACCGTGTGTTTCCGGTCATTGTTCCGCCGCAGGCGTGGGATGGTGCAGCTCTCCGCCCATGCGTGGTGTACCGTACATTTGGATTGGATCCGCAATATAAATTCTGCGGACGCGATGATCTAGAAGCTGAGAATTTTTTTATTGATGTGTATTCGCAGGCATACGACACGACGCAGGCGCTGAGTGCGGCAGTAAAAGCAGCGCTAGAGGCTGCAGCGAAAACGACACATGCAGGCGTGTTTGTAGATCGAATTTTTACGAGATCAGAGATAGACGGGGTGGATCTGGAACCTGGGCTACACCGTCGATCAATTTCCATAACTGTCTATCACAGGAGCGCATAAAGCTATGACCACCGAGGCATTTGTAGCAGACATCTTTTTCGAGCGCGGGGACGATGCAAGCCCCACTGAATTCACCCGCATATGCCAAATTTTTTCGATCTCCGGCGTGGGTGAAACCAATGAGCTGATCAACGCGACTACGTTCTGCTCTGGCGGCAACCGCGAATATATCGCGGGTCTGGCGGATGGATCTGAAATCACGCTCGAGGCCAACTACGAAAAAGGCCCTGCCACTGCGCTATCCACGCTCATCGACGATGTGAAGAACCGCCGCACCGGACCTTATCAGGTTGTTGTTGGAGATCCTGTTGTGTCTGAGACGTTTTCATTTAACGCGGTTGCGATTGGCTGGGAGCTGGCGCCCAATGTTGAGGATCGAAATACGATCATGTACACCCTGAAAATCTCAGGCCCGATCACAATTGCATAACCTGGAGCGCGTCGCATGGACAAAGAAAAAATTCTTGCCGCCCTCGGTCTCCTACGAGAAACGATCACCCTGCGAAATGGTGTAGAGGTGATCGTGCAGGAGATGACGCGGGAGCGCAGCGTTGCATATGCTGCCGCCGTTAAAAGCGGGACCCCGGCCATCGTCTCATTGATCATGTTTGGCTGTATCGATGAGAGCGGGGATCTGGTTTTCTCAGAGGAGGATGCGGAAACACTGGCGAACGCATCCCCCTCGCAGGCTGAGAAGATCATTTCGAAGGTCCTGGAATTTTCAGGGATCACGGATACTGAGGACGATGCAAAAAACGACTGACCCCAGAGCAGATGTTTGAACATCGTCTAGCCCTGGCCCTGGGGCTGACGTTATCCGATCTGGGGCAAATGGGCACGCGGGAATTTAATAGGTGGTTTCGGTACTGGCTGGAGGAGCCGTGGGGCAGCTACCGGGATAATTTGCACACAGGGATCCTGGCGTCAATATTGACGAATGTGCATCGCAGGAAAGGATCTCGCAGGGCATCCGTGGATGATTTCATGCTGATGTCGAAGGAGACCAGGAAGAGCAAGGACACACGCGGCATGCTCGATTTTTTCCGACGGGTCGGAGTGAGGAAAAACAACGATGGCTGATCTTGCAAAACTCGTCGTCTCGCTCGAGGCGCAGACAACGAAATACATGCAAGCCCTTGACCGCTCAGAGAAGCGGGCGGACACGTTCCGCCGTCGTTTAGATTTTCAGATGAAGAGATCTTCCCTCTCGGTGGATCAGTTACACTCACGTCTAAATCGGATCCCCAATTTATTAAAAGCGCTGGCGGTTGCTGCAGTGGCCTCTATGCCAGTGCGGTTTATTCGCAGCACTACAGAAGCTGCAGACGCGCAGGTTAAACTCGGGAGGACACTTGGGTTAACCGGTGGCGAGCTGCAGCGTTTAAAACATTTTGCGGACCGCACCGGAACATCAGTACAGGATCTCGGTAGGGCGCAGCAGCGTGCTACGCTGTCCGCCGCAAAGGCGCGGGAAGGCGCGAAGACCGAAGCTGCGGCATTTAAAGCGCTGGGCCTTTCCATCGAGGAGGTGCTCGCACTTCCGCAGGACAAGGCATTCGCGCTGATCGCGGATCGTTTGAGCAAGGTTTCTGATCGTGCAACGCAAACACAGCTCGCATATGATCTCCTCGGGCGCAGATCTCTCAACCTTCTGGGTGTTATAAACCAGGGTGGGGATGCTCTGCAGCAGGCGATCCGTGATTTTGATTCGTTTAATCTCGCTCTGACCAATGTGCAATCTGCAGGTGTCGAGGCACTCAGCGACACGTTCGGCGATTTAGCGACAGTAGTGTCATTGGCGAAATCAAAAATAGTCGCGGAGATGTCCCCCGCATTGGTGACGCTGATCGAGCAGTTGATTTTGACGGATGCAAAAACCGGGAAGCTTGGCGATACGCTCAATGATACCTCACATACGTACATTGCGATCACGGCTACGGCCCTTGATTTTGCGGAAGGCGTGCGCCGAGGTTTCCGCTATATTTCACTCTTCAACGACGCGCTGAAAAAATTACAAACTTTCCGCCTAACGGGTGTGCTCGAGGACATCCAGGCAATGAAAGATACATTTTCAGAGCCGAACCCAGGAGATGCTTTCGTCGAACGAGCAGTTGCAAATCTGGAAAAGTTCCGGGCTGCAGCAGAAAAACCAATTGCTCCTGTTGGTGGTGATGCGCTTGATCCTGCAGTGCTGGATCGCGGTACAGCCTCTCTCGAAAAACAAATTGCAGCTCTGGAAAAACGTGCGGTTCTCGCAGCGGCAAAACAATTCCAGCCGCAGGAATTCCCCAATCTGCAATTGCAATTTGAGCTGCAGGAGTTCATCGACGCTGGCGCCACCGAGGCGCAGATCGAGCGGATACGCGCAGCCCTCGAGACGCTGAAATCTGTGCGCATGTTTGAGGACGCCGAGCGCGATATTGATCGGCTCAACGCTCTCTACGAAAAACACACTGGGATCATCAAGGGTCTCACTGCTGAGCAGATCCGCTACAACAGCACTATTGCAGATCTCGAGGAACTCAGAACTGCTGGCCTGCTAGCACAAGAGGAGTTTATTGACGCTGAGCGGCGGCTGCAGGAAGAGCTCGATGAGAGTCTGCAGAAACAGAGCAACTATTACAAAATGATCGAGGAGTTCGGCAGACAGGCTGCGCGGAATATCCAGAGCGCGTTTGCTGATTTTCTTTTTGATCCATTCAAAGACGGCATCGCGGGCATGGCTGATAATTTCGCGCTGATCCTACGGCGCATGGCGGCAGAGGCTGCGGCGGCGCAAATTCTCAACAGCATGTTCTCCGGTGGCGGTGGCCTTGGCGGGATCTTGGGCGGCTTCCTCGGGGGGGGTCTTGCCTCTGGTGGTACAATGATGCCGGGTAAACTCTACGCCGTGGGCGAGCAGGGTCCAGAGCTCGCAATGAGTCGCAGCGCTATGCATGTGTTTAACGCGGATGAGACGCGGGAGCTAGCGGGAGGTGGTAGGGCTACGCAAATTTTTAATATACAGACTCCGGATGCCGATAGTTTCCGCGCATCGCAGCGTCAGATCGCACGCAGGGCTAGACAGGGATTATCTAAATGAGCCGGTTTATTGATGAGTATCTGAACGCATGTGTTCCCGGCTACCCGGTATTTGCATCCCCCCGATGGAGCACTGAGATCATCGTGGTGGATAGCGGATCGGAGCAGGTGGAGCAGCACTGGGCGCATCCGCTACATCGGTACACATTGCCCGAGGCTGTGCGTAATTTTGATGTGTTTAACGCGATCCGGGATCATTGGCTGGTAATGCGTGGACCCGCGCATACCTGGCCGTTCCGCGATCCGCTTGACTATGCCAGCGTAGCGCTGGAAAAACCAAACCACACGCCGACGGTTTCCCCATTCGATCAGGCTCTTGGTATTGGGGATGGCGCTACGCAAAAATTCCAATTGCGAAAAATCTATACGCGTGGATCTCAGCAGTACACGCGCACGATCACATTGCCGATCACCAGCACGATCAGGATCGGTGGTGACCCCACAGGCACACCACCCCCCGCTGAAATTGTCGGTGGATTCTCCGTCGAGCGTGAGACCGGGATCGTTACATTCGATGTTGCCCCCGCATTCGGGACAGTGCTCACATGGGGTGGTCTATTCGACGTCCCTGTGCGGTTTGAGTCTGATGACTCGTTTGATGGGATCGTACAAACATTCGGGGTCGGCGGGTTCGCTGACATCACACTATTGGAGGTGCGCCCATGTCAATAATTTTTATTGAGGGGTTTGATCATTATGGAACAGACCGCCTAAACATGCTTGATGGTGTGTGGGCTGAACTGACATCGACGGGATTCGCACTCTCCGCAGCTAACCCCCGCACCGGTACGCATGCATTGCGCCTGACGAATTCCAGCTCTGCCCTGACGCGCCGCAGAATTTTCGGGGATCTATATGAGACTGTCGGGATCGGCGCTGCGATCTATTTACAGGCGCTACCGGTTGCGAATGGAGCCTCAATTTTTGCTCTGCTGGATAATGCTGCAAATGCTCAGGTTTCATTTGAACTACTAACCACCGGGGCGATCCGGGTTCGTCGTGGTGGCCCGAATGGTGGTACGGTCCTGGCGTCCACGGCTGACGGCGTGGTCACAGCAGCGGCATATCAGCATATTGAATGCAGAACACGGGTGCATAGCACAGAGGGCGCCGTAGAGATCCGGATCAACGGGGTAACCGTTCTCAATGCGAGTAGTCTGAATACACTGGTATCAGAAGCGGGCTCGAGGCAAATAGGTTTATTGTACAGAGACGCTGCGTTCGGTATTACAATGACCGTAGATTTTGATGATCTCTATGCGTGGAGCCCCGACGGCGACACTAACAACGATTTCCTCGGTGATCTCCGTGTGCGCACACTGTTCCCGGATGCCGACACCGTGATCAATGAGTGGGAGCCTATCGGGCAGGCCGCTGGTTTTGAGTGCATCGACGAGCCCGCGCCGAATGATGACACTGACTATATTCTGGCGGAACCACTGACCTCATTTAGCCCGCCCGTGGACTCTATCCTGAGTGAGTTCGGGTTGCCGCTGGCGGAGGAGGC